GGGCTCGGGAGGCGGAGAAGGGGGTTGAGGGGCTGACCGCAAGCCGTCTTGCCCTGGTTCTCTGGTACAATGATGTGGTGGGGTTCCTGCGGAAGATGGTGGCGCCGCCGTACAATGTGGACGCCGGGTTTGCCAACCACCTTCTCAACAAGGCTTACGAGTTGGGGATAGGGACGCCGGACTGTAAGCCAGGGAAGGTCTGGGCGGTCAAGGTCGAGGGAGAGGCCAGCGAGTTCTTCACCGGAGCGATCACGGCACCGGAAGATTGCCCGGTGCATGGGAGCCGGAAACCGTGAGCATTGGGAACTTCGCCAGTAGAGCTATGGAGTTGGGTGGCTTTCCTCGTCGTGGAGTGGAGTGTGACACGGTGGAGCACAGCAAGGTGGAGTGTGACACGAAACCACCAGTATTTGGGGCGGGTAGCATCAATGCCGAGGCGATTATAGGAGAGGGAGAGAACTCCGAAGGCCGGTTTGAACCCGGCCCCGCCCCAGCCCTTTCAGAAATCAGGTTGATCCAGGCCATGCGAAAGATCGACCCCGACCTGGCGCACATGATCGAATCGCTGGCGCCGGTGTATCTGGTAAGTCAAGGAAAATAGCAAAAAAGGTTACTTAAAAAGGAGGTCACCGTCCATGAGATTATTGCTGTTCCTGATGCTGGCGGCCGATGCGTTGTTCTTCGACCGGAAGAAACTCTCCCGGGTTGGGTTCCTGTCAATGTGGCTTGGCGCCGGCACCGCTGCGGCAAAGGCAAGGTGGTAACGATGATCTGCGCTGAATGTGGCCATGAGATCCTGCCTGACAAGCAGGTGGACATTAAGGAGTTCGGGAACCTGTGCTATGACTGCTACAAGCTCAAGCCGAAGCACGTCTGCGTGGACTTCGACGGGGTGTTGGCGCAGTACACGGGATGGAAGGGGCCGGACCACCTGGGGGCTCCCCGGGCAGGTGTCAAGGATTTCTTGACAGCTATCACCCAGGTTCTGGGAATGAAGGTCATCATCCTGACGACCCGGGATCCTCTGAAAGTGAGCCAATGGATGACCGACAACGATCTCTGGAATTTAATTGACCGGGTGACGAACACGAAGCCGCCGGCGGTGGTGTACCTTGATGACCGGGCGCTGTGTTTCCGGGGGGACTTTCCTTATGCGCTGGAAGCGATTAAGCGGTTCAAACCTTACTGGCGGGAGGGATAGGGCATGGCGATGAGAGGACAGCGGATTGATTGGGAGGACCAGGCGAATGAGCACGGTTTTGTCAACGACAAGGCCATGCTTGAGGCCTGGTACGGGAAGCTGATGACCCAGGAAGAAATTGGGCTCAAGCTGGACATTTGCAGCAAGACGGTAAGCGACCGGATGCGGCACCACGGGATAACGGTGCGGCGCCAGGGTTCCAAGCCGGGCGAGAAGCGGGGGCCCAGACTCCCCAGGGGGACAGAATGATGAAACCGAAAGCCGACTGCCCGAACTTCGTGGAAACCCCCACGAACCCGGAGATTTGCGGGAAATGGATCAAATTGCCCCATAGGGAGCCTTTCTGTCAGGTGGAGAAGGACTGCCAGACGATGGGCTTCCGGCTCACTCCCCGGATGGACCAAGAGAGCGATTCGGAGGAGTAATGCACAACTATCTAATAAAAGCGATAAAAGCAGTAAAAGCGGGGAATCTTGCCCCGGGACTCCACAAGGTTGTGGTTGCCCATGACGATTGGTGTAATTTTTTCAAGGGTGGCGATTGCAACTGCTCCCCTGATTTAGTCAAACCGACGGGGGAGCCATGGCCCGAAACCAAAGACGACGCATAGAGAAGCTCGAAAAGCCAATGACCAGCACGGAATCGGCCGGCCCGGCACCGCCGGTAGGGCACAGCCTGACTTATGACATCAAAAAGGACAAGATGGTGGTCCGGCCGGTTTACCCAGACGAGGTTTTTGTAAAGCCGAAGCCGGAGAATCCCTTCCCGAACTGGAAGCTGCACCTGATTATCTTCTTGACGGCCCTGGTGATCGGGTCATTGATCGGCTTTTCTCTGGCGACCCGGGCTCATGGGGACGCCTCTGTGCCGCCGCGGATCGGCACCCTTACCTTACCCGCCCCCTGGTGGGAGATCGTCAAGCAGGCGGCCCAGGAGAACGATCTTGATCCGTGCTGGGTAATGGCTGTGATGGCAATCGAGAGCCGGTTCTATCGGTTCACGATCAACACGAAGCACCGGTGCTATGGGCTGATGCAACTGCAGGAGGACGTGGCCCGGGGCCTGGGAGTGACGGACCCCTTCGATGCGGAACAGAATATCCGGGCGGGGGCGAAGATTCTGGGCCGGCTGCAGCGGCGCCACGGGAACAACAAGGTGGCGATCCTCAAGAAATATAACCCGACGGACACCGGGGCCTACTCCCGGGAGGTAATCAAGGCCTGGAAACAGGCACGGAGAACCTATGAGAATCGTTCTTGAAGCGGAAGTAATGGACCAGCAGGCCGGAAAATCTTCGCCCTCGATGTACTTACCGGGTCATGTGGCGGTGCGGCTCCGGGTTGTTCTGGCAGAGGGCGGGGCCGGCCGGGAATTCCAACAGGACATAATCCTGCGCCTGGATGAAGTTCAGAGCGTGTTCGACCTTCTGATGAAGAACCTGACCAGGAACATGAGGGATGCGCTGGTTTCCTACCTGGAAGACCGGAGCTATTTGGAAAAATTCCCTCTGATGCCGGTCCTAAAATTTGAAAGGATGAGGGGGTAAAATGCCCAGCGAGAAACCCAAGCCCATTACCATCGTCGCCGGGTTCGGACGTTGCGGGTCCAGCCTGGTGATGCAAATGCTGGCCGCCGGCGGGATGCCGACGCCGTACTCGGAGTTCCCGTCGTATGAGATCCGAACCCAGAACCTTTTTCTTCCGAACCTCTACGGCGGGGCGATCAAGGTGTTGGACCCGCATATCAACAAACCGCCCGAGGGGCATGACTACCGTTTTATCTGGCTGGACCGGGACCCCATGCAGCAGGCCCGGTCCATGGCGAAGTTCTTTGCGGCGGTAAAGCCGGAAGGGCTCCCTGATTTTTCTGAAAGCCAGGTTCAGAAGCTGGCGGAGTCTTTTCGGAGGGACCGGCCCAAATGCCAGAGCTTCATGTTCAACTACACGCATCGGGTGATGAAAATAAGATTCGAGGATATTCTGGCCGACCCCATGGCGGCCGCCGCCAGAATTTCGGTTTTCTGTGGGATGCTCAACACGGGATTGATGGCAGCGCAGGTGCGCCCCAGGGGACCGGAGTGCCTTCCTTACTTGATGGAATTCGAGCAAATGGTGGAGGCCTGGGAGGCTCAAAATGGCTGAACCCATATATAAACAAGAGGGCATGCTGCTGGCGACCAGCGACGGGCATCCCCTTTGTGAAAACTTCGTAACATTCTTGTGGGACCGGGAGATTGCGGCTTTTCTGGTGCAGCCCACCTTCGTCCATCAACAAGAGAGCGGGCAGACCGGCCTGGGTGTGCGGGTCGCCCCGGGGACATGCTGATGGAAACGTTCAAAGTAGATAAGCGCACCAATGCCCTGGTAAGATTATATGTTCAAAAGCTCCATGATTCCCATGAGGGCAGGCCAAACAATAGGATTATCGACATTGAAAACTATATGGAGCATCGAAGAAATGGGACCAAAGGGCAACTTGCAGTTTGCGCTTATTTCAAAATCCCTTTTCATTGGATTGTACTTCCGGGCGTTGGCGATGGGGGCGTGGATATTAAAATAAACGATTTATCTATTGAAGTTAAAAACTCCGGGACCAGCCCGGAAGGGAATGGGTGTTATATCCCTCTTCCATCTGGCCAAAAAATAACCGCTGACTATGTAGTGGGGACCTATGGAATTGGCCTTAATTTCCAGGTTTATGGTTGGCTTACAAATGAAGAGTTTTATCGTCTTAAAGAACCGATTCCACAGCACATAATGAAGAACCAACCCCCGGGCGTTCATTCTCGTTTTTGTCACCCCATGGATCAACTTCAAAGAAAAGTTCTCGATATTATGGCCGAATGGGGAAACAACGAGTGGGCCAGGCTGGAAGAGTATGAGGCAGACTGCGCTATTACGTTGGCAAAACTGGAAGCCGAACTTGACGCCATGGAACCCCAGGAAGATTCTGTTAAACCACATTGGGTTGACACTCCAAATCCTGGGGGTCAACCAAAACTCTTGTAAGGAGAAAACTGTGATCCAAGTAAAATCGAGCCTCATCACAGCCGTTGACTACGATGCAGACACGAAGCGCCTGGTTGTGGAGTTCAAGAACGGCGGGATCTACGTTTATGGGTCGGTGCCTCCGGAGCTCTATAAAGACATGCTCTACTCCGAGTCGGTCGGCAAGTTCTTTGCCGCCAACATCAAGGGGAACTTCCCGTTCGAGAAGGCCGGATGATCGAGGCGGCCGCAGAAGAAATGGGGAAGGCCGGCTGGGCCGGCGTTGAAGTCCGGGCCTTTTCCGGTGCCTGCCACATTAAGCATCCCGATAGAGGCATTACCTCCGAGGCCCCCAGGCCGATCAAGGAATGGACCGTGACCTTCTTCTTCATCCTAAAGCCAGGCCTTACGACTGTTAAAGCCATCGGCAAGGGCAAGACCCTGGCCGAAGCCATCACCAACGCAAAGGAGAAAGCGTATGCCTATCTACCCTGAGATCGAGAACCGTTTCACCTACCATCCGCCCAAGGATCCCAACCAGATCAAAAAGTTCGAGGACCTGCGGGCTAAGGCGAAGGAACTCGCCATTTTCACCTTTGAACTCTGCCCGGACTCCCGGGAGCGGTCCCTGGCGCTGACCAAGCTGGAAGAAGCCGTCATGTGGGCCAACGCGGCCATAGCGAGGAACGAGGAATGAGCGAAGACCTGAAACCGGATGGTGGCGTTATTTCTCAGGCGGACATTCTCACCCAATTTGCAGTTATCAGGACGAAAGACAAGCGGATTGTGGTGCAGTTCCCCGTGCTGGACCCCACTACGCAAACAGTTGATGTACCTGTGACCATGGAATTGGCGGCGGCCGGACTCCAAACTCTGGCTCGGGTCGTGCGCCAACAACAGCAGAAGGATAAACCCCGGATCGCCGTAGTGCCGGCGATGCCCGGCTTGAAAGGCGACTAAGCGCAAGGGTTCCGGGAGCATAACTCCCTGGAACCCTTAACCCCAAGGGTTAATCAAAATGGAACGCAAAGAATTTATGGATCGCACTTGCCCCCCGGCCTGGTGGGTTATGGAGAAGAAACAGGTCTATGATCCCGAACACCCTGAAAATTATATGGTTTGGCAGGGTCTTTGGATGGATCATATCAGGTGGGCCTATGGCCTTAATGGCGCTTACGGAATGTGGAACTGATGGCTACCGTGACGGTGAAAGGCTGGGTTCTACACGAATTGCCTGGTGGGAAAGCTGTGGCTTTTCTCTGGGAAGGCAGGAGTCTTGCCCATGAAACTGTGGTTTTGCCAAAGAGTCAGATCTCGGTTTGCACTCCTACTCAATTTGTGGACGAAGTGACCATGCCGGAATGGCTGGCAAAATCGAAGGGTTTTGTGTGAACTTCAAGCGTCGGGCTCCGGAAAGACGACCGTCAACATCTTCTCCCCCGCAATTATCACCGCCCGATCTCCGGGGCTGAGGTTACACTTCCTAACGACCGCCATAGGGATGCAGAGGTAGATCGATCCCTTAATTTCCACCAGACTTTTGATGGCCGCCGTAACTTTTTTCTCACCAGGTTTTTCCATCCTTTTCCCCCCACTTTCTGCCTAAAATACCCAGGGTAGATCAGATAGTCAAGGCAAATTAATGCCTTGCCGGGCCCCTTTTTTTGTGCTATCGCCCGAAGTATGGACCTCAAGTTCGACTTCTCCCCCACGATCAGCGATTTTATCAATTCCACAAAAGTTATTACGATCCTGATCGCACCCTTGGGAGAGGGCAAAACTTTCGGTTGTATCGGCGCCATGATAGCCCACGCAAAGCGGTGTGGGGTCCCTATCAGGTGCGCCATAGTCAGGGACACGCTGGAAAACATCAAGCTCTCGATCGTCCCTTCCATCCAAGAATTCTTCCAGGAAGTCCCCCAGGCATACAGATTTAAGAATGAATTCAAAGAGTTGACAATTTTCAGTACCCCTCGGGTCGATGTGGATCTGTTCGGGATCGACGACCCAGCCTCGCTCGGGAAACTGCAGGGGTCATCGGCGTACACATTGATCTGGCTGAATGAGCCAGCACCGATAGCTGATAAGTGCAACGCCGGCCTGTCTGTGGACGTGTACCGCAACGCCGTGATCCGGGCTGTCCGCCACACAGGCACCCCCGGACGCCTCATTGTCGATATGAACCCCGCCGACGAGTCCCATTGGACCTACCAAGAATTCATTCTTGAGCCCGACTACGACCCCGAATTCCCTCTGATCCAAAAGCAGGTCTGGCACGTCCCTTATGGCGAGAACGCCAAATTAAAGCAGGAGTCCCGCCAGGCGGCCATGAAGATGTACGCCAATTCCCCGGCGGAATATGCCCGGTACGTCAAGGGTGAGTTCGCCGTCATCTACCGGGGAGAGAAGGTCACCCCCTATTATAAGCGGGACATTCACCTGCTACCTTACCCCGCAGACCCTGTGAAGGGTCTGGAATCGGTTCGCCTCTGGGATAGCTGGGGGTCGCCGGCCTGCGTCCTTGGGCAGGTCACCATGATTGGGCGCCTCATCATTTACAACTGCTGTCTGATTGAGGGGAACTCGGATATTCGGACCCTTATCAGTACGCAGGTTGATCCCCTATTAAACTCGCCGCGGTGGAGAGGTAAGGCCAGGTCCTGGCGGGATATTGGCGATTTCACCATGGCCATGCGGGATCAGAGCAACGTCGAAGAGAGCGCCAAACTGGTTATCCAGAGGCATTTCAAGAACCGTTTTGAGCCGGGTCCCTCCACCTGGAAGATGGTGAAACAGGGGATGGACGGCATGTTTGAAACCCACGGCCTCATCCAGGGCCTGCCGTCGATTCAACTCGACCCCGGGGGAGCCAAGCTCCTGGACCGGGCCCTTAATGGTGCCTGGCACTATCCCGTAGACAATGCCGGCAACCGGTCCAGGGAGAAGCCCAAGAAAGATTCGGCCAGCCATATCGGTGACGCTTTCGCCAATGGCTGCGCAGTTCTGAGGCCGTCCGCCCGCAAGCTCGACGTGGCGGCCGCCCGGCAGCAGGCGATGAAAGTCAAGAAACGGGCTCAATCCTACGCGGTAGGGGGGGCCAATGGCTGACGACCTGGTTCGGGAAGTCCAAAAAATCGGACGCTATATGCAGCCGATTATTAACACCGTTGAGGCATTTCAAGGGAAAGGAGGGGGTTCGGGCAAGTCCTTTGGTAAAACTGCCCCCCCACTTGGAGAGAGTCCGAGTGGTCCCGTCCGATACAACAAAGACGGTTCCCCCCCTACACCTGCCAATGTGGACAACTCTGGGATGACAAAGGAGAAGTTCCCATGAGCGAGAGGGTTTCCCGGGCCGCTGGATCCCATGGTAGGGGAACCAGTTTTGGACATGCTACCAGTGGTTATCGAGGCTGGATGCCGGTTTTGTTTAGCAACGGGAAAGGTTGCCGCCCCAGCGAGGGGTATAAGAATGTTCTGACCAATGAAGAGTGCAGGCCCCCGGGGGGGCATAATGACGCCCCCCCGGGACCCACGGGAGAGGTTATCCCGGTACACTCGACCGATGCCTACCGGGAAGGCTGGGATCGTATCTGGGGCAAGAAGGAGGAAGGCCATGCCAGTTGTGAGTAAGAACCAAGCTGTCGCCATGAACCTGGCCCATGCGGTCCAGACCGGACAGGCGAAAGCCAAGCCCGGGAGTCCATCGGCCGAGATTGCTAAGTCCATGAAGCCATCCTCTCTGGCTGACTTCACCGGACCGGCCCCGGCCGGGTTGCCCAAAAAGGTGGCGCCGCCCCCGGCTGCCCCCGGGCCTCCCGCAAAGAACGTCGGCGGCCCCGGCCCCGGGCGTCCCAATATGCGGGTGAAGAACGTCGGCAAACCCGTCAAGAAGATGAGGTTCATGTAATGGGGATCATCGATTCCATCAAAGAAAAAGCGGACGAACTGGACAAAACTTATAATCCACTTCGGCAGGCGGCGGAGGCCATGAACCCCTCCACCCCTAAATCCACGGCTACACCAGATATAACCAATAAAGATGAGGGATCTACCGTTGCGCCCCGGGGTACTCCGGAAGCCAACCGAGAAATATGGAATAGGGGCGCTGTCAAGAACGTAGGAGAACCCATCAAGACGGAATCATTCTAATGGCACTCACGGCGGCGGATACAATCGATCCGCAGGAACTGGCGGAAAGAGAGGCGGCGGCCAAGGCCTACGTCAGGGAGGACGAAACCCACTACGTCCGCTTCCTGGATGATTGCGTCAAGACCTCCGTGGACTCGATGAGGGACATTCGCCGGGATCAAGATGAGTGCTGGCGGGTTTACCTTGAAGAGGAACCCCGCAACTTCGCCTTCAAAGAGCTCTGGCAGAGCCGCATCACCTATCCCAAGCCCTACAAGCTGGTTCAGTTCGGCATGTCGATTGTTCGGAAAGCCTTCGACGTCGATTTCTTGTCCATCGAGAATGAGGCAGACCCCACCACGGCCCGTTTCTATAAAAAGCTGATGAAGATTCAGCTGGGCCGAAATTACGCCAATTTCCCGATTCAGTTCGTCGATGCCACGGGGATGAGCCTGGCCGTCGGGCAGTCCATGGAAATGATCCCAATCTGGAAGCCTGGCAAGGGCCTCCGGTATATCCTCATTGAGCCGTGGAAAATTCACCGGGACCCTGACGCTGTGAGCCGTCAACCTCAGTCCGGAATGTACTGGATCCACCAGGAATTCATGCCTTACCACGTCCTGAAAGAGTGGGAGTCCCAGGGCCGGTTCAAGAATATCGTGGACATTGGCCCGGAAAGCACCTGGTATAGCCGGACCCCTGACCTCACCGAGCAAGAACTTGCCCGGCGCAAGGGCATGGTTTATAGCAAGTCTGCCTACCAGAAGTCTTTGCAGGTCCTGGAATTCTGGGGCACGATCTTGAGCCCCTCCGGTGAAACGCTGCTTCCCAATGCCACCTTCACGGGCGCCGGCGGCCGGGTCATCATGGACCCCAAGCCCAGCCCGTACCAGACGCTGCGTTGGCCCGGGATTGGCTTTAGTGCTCTCCCGCACATGCTTCGCTTCGATGGCCGCGGTCTGATCCATGGGATCAGGTCCCTCTGGTATCTCATGTGCAACATGATGAGCCTCCACGCCGATCACCTGAATTGGTCCGTAAACCCCATGCTGGAAGTGGATATTTCCTCCCTGGTGGATCAGTCGGATACCGACGTTTATCCTGGCAAGGTCTTCCCCACCTATGGCTCTCAACAAGGGCAGCAGGTGGTCAGGGCGATTGATCTTAAGTCCATGGCCAATGAAATGACCACCATGCTGAATCTGTACGACATGAGGCACCAGGACGGCGGCCTCATCGATTACTCAGCCATGGGAGCCCCAGGGACCAAGTCGGAAACTACCGCCCGGGAGGCGGCCCAAAACCTGGACCAGAGCATGACGGTCGTGGGGTCAATGGGGAAAAACCTGGAAGATGGGGCCTTAAACGCCATTATAGCCGGCGCCGAAACCATCGCCATCAATATCACTTACGATGAATTAAAAGCGATGATGGGTGCGGATGATGATGGGATTTTGTGGGCAGATAAATTCAGGGTGCCGGTGTCCGATGAATTTCCTACAGGGTTGAATCTCCCCATGCTCTCCACCGGACGCTATCATGTGTCCGGGATCTCCGCCCTCATGCGGGATCAAGAGAAGTTGCGCTATATGACGAATGTATTCCATCCGATGTTTGAGCCTGATGGCATGGGCAAGGTCTTTTTGCCCTACCTCAAGCCGGGCGGATATGTCACAGAACTCAAACGGCTCACCGGATTGGAAGACTCCAAGTTTGCCGTGGACGAAAAGAAAGCGGAAGAGATCGATCAGCATCAGCAGGATCAGCAAGACGCCGAGATCCAGGAAACCCAGAAGAAGATTGCCGCCGAGGCCGAAACCGCCAAGTCGGAAGCTGCCCGCAAGGCCGCCGAAGCTACGAAGTTCCTGGCCGAAGCGGAGGCCGCAAAATCCAAGGCTGGCACCCTCGATGCACAGGCAGAGCTCCATATCTCTAAAGCCGAGTTGGCTGACGCCCAGGCGGCGGAGATTCAGAAAAAAGGTGACGTTGAAGAGCAAGCGGCTGGCCCCGGCCCGGAAGAGATCGCCAAGGCCAATCGGGTCCACGCTCTAATTCCGCATGAAACCGCTCTGGCTGCCCAGAAGGTGGAGTCTGAGAAGGCTGTCACGGAAGGGCACAAAGCCCGAGCGACAGCTGCGGCAACTCCGCCGACGCCTCCGGAGCGCACGCCGGAAGATCAGGCCCTGGCCGCCCAGAAGGTGGAAACGGAGAAAGGTTTGACAGCGATCAATCTGGCCAAGGCCAAAGTCGCCGCTATTCCTCCTAAACCGCCAGTTAAATCTGCCTTAACCAAACCTAAGCCCAAGGGCAAGGGGTCCAAATAATGGAACGTCATCAACCCATGGGACAAAGCGGTATTGACCTGGGGATCACGTCAGGACGCCCTCGTCAGCCCAAGACTCAGGCGGAACACCGGGCCGAAGAAGACCTTAAGGATGCGAAGGTACTCAAGGAAGCTGTGCAGCTTTCCCAGGAACTTCCCTTGGTCCTTACCATGATGGCCGGGCAACTTGAGGGCCGGGTACTCGGCCTTATGGCCCAAGACCCCTTTTGCGTCAGCATTTTGAAGATGATCGCCACCTTCAACCTTAAGCTCAATCTCTCCAAGCATGTCGCCGCCAAGATCAGGCGCCAGGCTATGGGGGTAGTGCTGGATAGCATGATCGACGAAACCAAGGTCGCCCCGGAAGGGATACCGGCCGAGGAACATACACCGTGACCCGCAAGGATACTCACGGCAGGAGAACCCGATGACCGATGCAACAGAAGTTTTAGGCGAGGGAGTTCTGGGCCCAGAAGATGAGGGGTCCATGGCGTTCAAATTAGCCCGTGCCGCCGAAAAGCAAGCCCAGCCCGTGTTGACTGATGCAGAGCTTGAGGCAGCCCGCCAGGCCGAACTTGACGCCGCTCAGACCGGGGATGATGATGCTGCAGCCGCCGAGGCAGCTGCATCTGCCGCAGCCGCAGGGGGCGATGACGCCGCCGCAGCGGCCGCAGCTTCGCCGGAACCGCCTCAACCGAAGTTCAAGACCGTGGAGGAATACGATAAGGCATACCGAGAGGCCGAAACCAGGATGCACACGGCCACGGGGGAAACTTCCACGGAACGGAAGGCCCGGGAGGCCGCCGAGGTCAGGGCAGAGGCAGCAGAGAGGAAGTTGGCAGAGCTTGAGGCCGTGAAAGATGCGGCCGTGGCCGAAGCCGCCAAACCTGCCGCCAAGGCAGAGCGGGTAGCCGCTTATGCCGAAGCCCTGAAAAAGATCGGGGCAATCCCTACCAGCGTGGATCCAGAAACCGGGGCGATCGTGTACCCCGATGATTATGACGCACAGGTAGCGGAAGCCTGGGCCGGCACGGCTGTTGACCCGGAACAGATCATCGAAGAGGTTGCCCGCAGAACTGAGGCCAGAGCGGCCGAGAAGCGGACTGCCGCCGAGGCGAAGGCAGCGGAAGAAGCAGCAGCTTCCGAAGCTGTCACCGTCCGCGCACAAGCTGAAAAATTGGCAACCGAAATGGGACTGGATATGACGCCCGGATCGGCAGACTACCGCCTTTTTTACAGCCATGTGGATGAACTTGCCGCAAACCCCGAACACGATTTTCGGGGAAAGCCCTTTGAGGAACAAGTCAAGTGGGCCACCAGCGGGGTACGGCAAATTCTTGGCAAAAAGATCGAACTTACGGATGCTGAAAGAGCAGCCGCACGTCGAACCCAAACCCGAAACGCCGTGTTGGAGCGGGGCGTAACCCGTGCCGCACCAGCCGAACCGAAACGACAACGCACCATGGCCGAAATGTTAGGGCAGGCGCCGACGTCGTAAGGAGATAGATCATGCCTGACGCCCATCTGTGGACTGACATCGGTGCGGGAATTCTGGCAAACCACCAGATTTCCGACCAGATTTTGGAAGTGGCCCTGGGAGAGTGCAAAATCGTACAGTACACCCATGACCATGGCTTCGGTTTCAAGAAGAACGCCGGTGAAACCGTCAATATGTTCCACGTCAACCGTCTGCCCGACGCCCAGAATTCGACCTTGCAGGAAGAAGGGCAGATCCCCATGCGCATGCTGTCCTTCGGGAAGCGTTCGCTGACTCTGACCGAGCATGGCGAAGGCCTGCAGTTCTCCGCCAAGCTGCAGGAGTTGAGCAAGTTCCAGCCGGACCCGATCATGCGGAAAGAGCTCGCCTCTTCTCTGGAACGCTCCCTGGACACCGAAGCGGCCCGGGACGGCTTCATGTCGTCCGACGTGAAGATTTGTTTCTCTCCCACCAGCATGACCGGCGGCGTGATGAGCGTGACCGGTGCGGCCGGCGCTGTGGCGACCGCCCCGCTGACGGCGGAACACATGAAAAAACTGTCCGCCTATATGCGTGATACCATTCACGCACCCTTCTACAAGGGGAGCAAGGGCGCCGGTGAGCATTACGTCATGCTGTCCTGTAACACGAACATCGAGAACCTCCTGCGGGATTCCGAAGTCGTCAAGTGGCAACAGTACATGCGCGCCGGGGACCTGCTCTACAAAGGCGAAATGTGTGAAGTCGCCAAGATCAAGTGCGTGGAGATCAACCGGGCGATGGCTTTCAGCAATCTGTCCGGCACCAGCACGGTTTTCGGTGAGTTTTGCCTGTTCGGGGATGAGGCCGTGGCCCGCATCGAGGCCGTGACCCCGCACCTGCGCTTGAACCCGAACTTCGGCGGCCGCTTCGCCACCATGCAGGCCATGGCTTGGTGGGGCATCTACGCCTTCGGGCCGGTCTGGGACAGCGCCTCCGACGGGAAGGCCAAGATGATTAAGGGCATCAGCCTGTAATTTCAACCGGGGGCCATTTTGCAGAGTCCCGCAAAATGGTCAGCCTTGGAGGATTCAACCATGTATGGAGAGGAAGTAATCAGCCATTACTCTGGCCGTATCGCCGCCACCGCCATGACCGCAATCGCTTTGGAGGCTGGCACCGGTGCGATTCTGACCGTTGACTGCCCCATGCCGGGCTTGGCGCTCTATTGGGGCTACAAGCCCACGGTCGCCTTTAGC